GGCAAACTGGAAAGCAATGTCCTTGAGCATGCCCTTGATGGTGTCGCCCAGGTTGCCGCCCTCAAAGGCGGTGCGGGTGATATTCTCCGCCCAACGCTCCTGCTGATCCCGCACCCGGTCCAGGGCTGCATCCACCCGGTCCAGCTCAATCACCTGATCCGCCAGCGCCTCGATCTGCGCCTTGCCGATGCCCGCCCCTTCGCGGCCCAGCTTTTGCCGCACCGCGCGCACCGCCTCCAGTTTCCGACGCTGCTCATCGGTCAGCCCCACCAGGGCGCGCCGGTCGCGGATCTCTTTTTGCAGCGCCGCCAAAGCGCTTTTACTGGCCGCGCCCCCGGCAGAGCTGACCTTATTCAGGGCGCTGATCTGCGCGCGATATTCGCCGCTCAGGCGCTGGTTTTCCTCAAACAGGCGCACCTGTTGATTGATCCCCTCCTCCACGTTGCGGCGCTGGCCGTCGTGCATTTCTTCCAATGGCGGCAGGGCTGCGACCAGCTCAGCGCGGTATTTGGCAACATTCGCCGCCGCCTCGCCGCCACCGCCTGCAAGAACGGCCATGCCCGCCTTCAACCCGGCGATATTGGCTTGCGCCCCGGCCAATGCCCCAGGCAGGCCAGAGAGATAGCCCCGCAGAGCCGCCGCCTGCCCTGCAGCGCCACCAAGCCCCTGCGCCAGTTGACCAGCCGCCACTGTGCCGCGATCGGTCAGAGTGACGTTCTCCGAAGTGATCCCGTTCAGCTCATTCCAGCGCCGCTGCAGCTCGGCAATATTAGCCTCAATCTGCTTTCGGTTTGCCGCTTCTTCCTCAGTCAGGACATTCCCAGCCTGAACAAGTTTGAGCATTTCCGCTTGCTTCAGAAGAAGCCGGACAACATTGCGCTCTGCAGCCTCATAGCCTGCGGCCATGAGCGCAGGCATTTCAACCAGGTCTTTATCGCTGGGCTTGGCAAGCTCATCCAACCCCGCTCTTGCGGCCTGCAACTCAACCAACAGATCGCCATACCCCAGCGCCGCCAGAACCGTTTCGCGGCGCTCAGCTTGAAGCTGCTCAATCACTGCCCGGCGCGCGTCTGCCTCTGCCATCTTTGCTTCGATCGTGGCCAGTGTGACCGGCCCGCCTTTGCGCAGGGCATCTGCCAACCGTGCGGTTGCGTGGATCTGATCGCCCATCGCAATGGTTACATTATCCATTGCGATCTCATGGGCCTCTGCAAAGGCGGCTGCCCCAGATGCGCTACCGGCAAGCGCGGTGCTCGCAACCGCCAAGGCGGTGAACCCGGCCACCACCAGACCAACAGGCGCGGCTATCGCAGCCACGACCCCAACCAGCGGAGCGGCAACTTTCAAAACCAAGCCAAGGCCGATCGCGACAGGCCCGATGGCGGCGGTCAACGCTGCACCCTTGGCAATCATCGCCTTGGTGCCTTCGGATAGATTGGTGAACCACTCAGCCGCGCTTGCCGCCTTGTCGCTTAGATCTTCAAGAAATGGGGCCAGCGCCACCGTGAGCTGATTGGCCATGCCGCGCCCGACAACACCCATACGCGACAGCGCGTCATTGGTGCGCTCGATCTGATCCGCATCCACCTCAGAAATTGCCAGGCCAAACCGGGTCACATCATCCGTCGCAACACGTAAAGCCGAGCTATCAATACGGGTAAAGATCAACCCGGCACGACTGCCAAAGAGTTCCGAAGCAACAGCCGCGCGCTCCGCCTCTGGCACGTAGCGAGCGATGGCATCCTGGATTTTTGCCATGCGCTCATCCAGCGGCAGGCGCTGCAGCGCCTCGGCGCTCAGGTGCAGCCGGTCCAAAGCCTTGACCGCAGGACCGCTGCCAGCCGCCGCCTGGCTTAGACGCTTGGTCAGCTGGATGGTGGCCTGCTCGACTTCCCCAATCGAGACCCCAGACAGATCCGCAGCCCGGCTCATCACCTGCATGGATTGAACCGAGGTGCCCAGAGACTGGGCCATTTTCGCCTGCGCATCCACAATCTTGAGGCTGGATTTCACCGCGATCGCAGCCGCGCCCACCATCGGCAAAGTGAGGCCAAGCGCCAGCCGACGCCCCTGGCGTTCAACTGTATTGCCCAGACGCACCATGCGGCGCTCAACATTGCCCATGGCCGCAATGCCACGCTTGGCACCACTTTCAAAAGCAGTCGATTCCAGCGACAACAGCCCCCGAAGTGAGCCAATAATTGCAGACATCTATTTTCCCTTTTTGCTTTGAAAGTGCAGCGCCATCAAACCCGCGCGCAGCTTGTCCAAGTCCTGCGATTTATCGCGAATGGCAGGCTTTTTGACCTCATCCGATTTCGTGAAATCCGGCATCTTTTTGGGGTTGTTAAAGGCGTATTGAACCAAGATGCCCAGCTCCTGATTGAGAACCCGCCAGGCTTTGAACTCTTGATCCTTGGCCTTGATCTTGCCCCCGGTGATCAGGTCGTACTCCCGCAGGGTAACGTCCCAGAAATCGGCGTGGTGCAGGTCCAACCCGCACCACGAAGAAAGCATAGCTTCCCAGTCTAAGCCTCTGCGGTGGCCTTCGCCTTTCCCGCTTCGGCTTCACCAGCCCCCTCGACATCAGCACCTTCATCATCCAAAGCGGCCTTCATCGAAGGGAAAGCGCAACCGATGGCCTCGGAGATCATCGGCATCAATTCTCGGAAACCACCCGCCGCGTCCATCATGTCATAAGCACCATCAAGATCGATGCCTTTGCCATCATCCAGACCAGCCGCCAAGACAGAGGCGACCAGCGTGACACCACCATTCCCTTTGAGAAGGTCATCCATCAGATCAGCGAAAGGTTTGCCGCCATTCTCTGCTTCCAGGCGAACCAGGGCGCGCGTGGACAGTTTCAGTTTCAAGGTTTTCTTGCCGACCTTCTTGGTTACAGAACTGATCATACGACTGGATCCCCTTTGGTCCATCCAACCACACCCGTCGGGCGCAGTTTGAGATCGGTCATCAGATCGCCATCCTGATCCGTCGCTGGGTTTGAGGGGTTGACCAGAGCCTGATACTTGAACACATCCCCCGTGGTCTGGAGACCTTCCACAGGCGGCAGCTTCACCCGGAAGAACACCGGCTTGCCTGCAGTATTGAAGGCCAGCGCCTTCTCATAAAGCGCCGTGGAATAGAAACAAGCGAGGGTCAGCTCGCTAGTGTCCTTGAGGCCAGTACCGTATTGCTTGAACCGGCCAGGGCTATCGAGCGAGGTCCGGTCGCGGTACTCTTGACTCACCTCTGGGATCCCAACGGTCTTGCAACCCGTGATCACAGCGTAGTTTTCGTCAACATCGTCAGCGGACCATTCCACATCACAAAGATCGCCCGGAATGACATTTTCTGCCATTGGATTATTCCTTTCAGTTTTTCAGAGAGCCGGTCACCCGGCGAGGGTCAGGCGCGGTAACGCACCTGAAAATCCAGCATTTGACGCCGGACCACTTCTCCGCCGGTCTCGGATGATCCGTCCCGGCGCGAGAGTTCTTTGCAGCGGACCACAGATCCACCGCTATATTCTGTCAGAAGATTTGAAACCTGAGGACCCAGAGAGATCAGCGCGCCATAAGACAGGCTATCAATATTCACCTGCACCCGCGCGGCTTCCAAATTTGATCGGCCCTTCAGAGAATAGGCTGTCACCGTACCAACGCGCTGCAGGCTGATCCGTGGAAAACTGACATCTTTTCCAAACATGCCCCAGATCACCGGATGGCCAATGGTTTCGAGCAAAACTCTCAAATCGCGCTCCATGCTCATTTCGCCGCCCTCAAAGCTTTGCGCCGCGCCCGCTCAAGCACCTTTTCAATATCCTTGCGGATCTCCAGCCCCAGCGCTTCCAGCATTCCCGGTGCATAGAGATCCCAGGCAGGCCGCATGAAGGGATTGGCGGGCATTTCGCCTGTGAATTTACCCGTGGATTTCTGGTATCTCGGTGCAGTGCCATCCTCATAAAGGTGGGCATGGGGCGCCAGGCTGCCATCTTCCTGCACCGGCCCCACATACATGGCCACGCGGTTGCGCCCCTGGTCACCGCGCGCTCCCCGCTTCTGGCCCTTGTCCAGCTTGCTGGTCACCGCGACTTTGAACTTGCCGCCCACCATGGTTTCAGCGGTTGCGGCTACCGGCTTCAAGACCTTTTTGAGAGCGCGTCGCCCAGAGGCTTTGGACTGGCCCCGCGTGAGCTGCACCAGCGCGCGCTCAATATCACCAGATCCTTCAATGCGAAGCTTCGCAACCATATCAGCTACCCGCCTTGTGAATTTTCCAGGCCGAAATCTCCAGTCCCCGCCGCCGCCCAACTTCCTTGATTCCGGTGATGTGCCAATCTGCGCCCTCAAAGCGCAGGCGGTTTTCACCGGTGATCAAGGCCAGAGCTTTGGACCAACGCACCACAAAACGCGCTTCTGCCTTTTGCTCCACCGCAGCAGCCCGCAAGCGCTCACCATCGGAAACCGGCGTATAGCTGGCCCAGGCCTTCCTGCCCTCCTGCCAGCTCACTGCCTCCATTTCTCCGGCGTCGCTTTTCTCCACTACAGAAGTGAGAAAGGTGACTTTTCGATCAAACCTCAACCCCATCACTCGACCTCGCAAGGGCGACGATAGCGCGCCTGCTTCAACAAGCGATGCACCCCAAAAGACATGCGCGGCACGTCTTCGCCATCCAACGCAATCCCCGCCTCGAACCATTCCTTTGCCAACAGGATCACCGCCTGCCGCAGCCGTGGCAGCGTCTGCGCATCAGCGCCTCCAACCCGTGCCTGTATGCGGATCAGATCCCCACTGGCAGAGCGCCCAGCCCAGGCAGGACCAAGGACAAGCTGTGGCTCATCAAAAGCCTGCTGCACCCAGGCCCCATCAAGAGACTGATCGGCCCAACCACCCACACCGTCATCAAGAGCCAGGCCAACCAGTTCCTGCACCGGCAGCACAGGAAACCACCACCGGCACCAGCCGCCGCGCGTTGCAACAAATTCGACTAAACGCGGGGTAAGCGGGCAACCCGTGGCCGTTGCAACTGCAGCCTCTGCCGATTGCAAGGCAAGCTGCAGCGCAGTCTCTTCGTCCGGATCATCCACCAGGAAGTGAATTGACTTTTTGAAGTCTTCCAGCGCCACACCTGGCGCTAAAGGATCACCATCGATTACCCGCATATCCCGCGCTCCCTACGACTTCGCGCCCTGCTTTGGAGGGGCACCCGGCGTCTTGCCTTTGGCTTCCGCTGAGGCTTCACTTTCGGCTTTATCCGCAGGTGCCGGATCTGCATTGGAAACCTCGGCGGCCTCGATCTCTCGCGCGCGCTCAGTCAGTGCCAATTCACGCGCCGCCAGATCCCGCTCACGATCCTCAAGGCCAGACACGCCAGCCGCCAGCTCCTGTTCTCGGCGATCTAAGCTGGCCAACTGGTCGGCAATATTCTTGCCAGCCAGGGTCAGCTCTTCGCGCTCGCGGTCAAGCAGATCAATATCTTCAGTGGACATGGAACCGATCACAGCCGCCACAGATTGGCTCAGCGAGCTGGTTTCTTTCACCGGCCCAACCATCTCTGCAACTGGGGACTTTCCAGCGCAAAGTTGCTTTGCCTTCTCTTCATCAAAAGCTGCAGTTTCGCCTTTGTTGTAGCGGGAATATCCCGCAAGGAATTTCACGATATGTCGTGCCATCTCACGTCTCCAAATCTCAGGAAAAGAAAAGGGCGACCGCTAGGCCGCCCCGATTGTCGTGCTGTTCAGAGGGGTTTAGAGACCCCAGCTGGTGCCAGTCAGCACCGAGATCGCCTCATCATGGGCAGGGGCGAGGTCATGACGCGAGACCGCCCGCATCAAGGTCAGATCCCGCTGAAAGGCCGAGATCGTATTACCACCAACATCCACAAACGAGGCCTCAGTGGAAGACGCCACCCGGATTTCCTGATCGTCGCCAATCATGATCTCACCAAAGTCGGCAAAGGTAATTTCGGTGTCATTGCCCGTGCCCAGATTGTTCGGCACCTGCGAGGTGGTCTCAATCGGGTAGCCATGCAGCGTATTGCTGGCCTCGATCGAAGGGTACATTTTCGCCCCCGATGGATCGCGCAGACTGGCCAGGAAATGCTTTGTCGCGCCGCGCATGATCCAGCCAGGCTGCTGCATGGCCACATTGGCATCCTCCACCACGCTCACCATCCAGCGCAGATTAGTTTCAACCACCGCAACCGTATTGGCCAGCGCAAGACGGACGTTGCCAGGCAGGCACCAGTTGCGCAGACCCTTGGGGGTTTCGCCGGTGCCATCACCGCGAATGAACGCCAGATCCTCGCGCAACGCCATATAGTCCAGCAGCAGATCCCGTACCGTGGCCCCAACGCTGGCGCTGGAATGCGACAACAGCGCATTGCCGATCGGCACCAGCGCGGTCAGAGTTTTGAAATCCTGATCCACCTTGTCAAAGCTGGGTTCACTTTCAACAATCGGGGCGTTTTCCCCGATGTAGCCCGCCGTTGGGGCCGAGGCGACACGCCCCATGCGCAGCTTGCCCGCAGGCATATCCTGCACCCGTGCGCCCAGCTTACGCACAACAACGCGCGGGGTCAGCAGATTAATCAGAACAGTGCTTTGCGCCCGTGGGATCAGGATCCCCCCTGCGCCATCGCTGGCACCGGATAGGGTGGCAGCAATACCGCTGTGCCCCTCGGCCTCAAGGAACGTGACAGCCTGATCCTTGTTGCCCTTGGCATTGGCCAGCGCCGCCACCATCAGGCCAGTATCAGCGCCCTTATCATCGGCCTTGGCAACCTGCCCCGGCAGAGGGGAGACACCGCCAGGGTTCAGCTCAGATCCAGCCGTGCTGGCTTTGGCGGCCTCGACATCCTCGGCCCGTGCAACCCGCACCTTCAGGCCTTCAAATTCCGCCTTGGCCGCATCAAAGGCAGCAGTCGCCGCCTCGATCGCGCTGGCCTCGGCAGTGCCGCTGGCTTCCAAATCATCCAGCGCCTGCGCCGTGGTTCCCATGGTTTCAGCCGCCGCTTTCAGCATGCGGCGCAGATCATTGATATCCATGTTGGTTTTCCTTTTCAGTCATGGAAAGGCTGCGAATGCGCAGCCCAATTGGCCCCGCCGCAAATGCGCGAGGTGAACACAGGCAAAATTGCCGGTGGTTTTCAGTGTTTTCTAAAGAGAGGCTTGGGCCTGAGCCGCTTCTGCCAGCGCCATTGCAGCGCGTGTTTTACCCCGAGGCTTGGGCGCATAAAGCCCGCCAATACGGGCCAGAAAGTCAGGCAGGGTTTCTTCTGCATCAACCAGTCCGCGGCTGATGGCATCCGCGCCCCAAAACACGTCGCCACCATCCTCGACATTATCCGTTCGGCTCATCCGCCCAGGGAGGTCTTCAACTGCAATTTTGCGCCCCTCGGAAACCCCCGCCAGGAATTCGCCTTCCATTTCATCCAGGCGCATCTGGGTCAGTTGTTTACCCTCATCTGTTGACGGGTCAGGCCGCTTGGCCCCGGCATGGGCAGAGGTCTGAATAAAGACTTGATCGCCACCGGATCCCGGCTGCATTGGTTGAGCCATTGTGGCCATGGTCCCAACCGAGCCAACCCAGGAGCCAGGGGTGGCGCTCAAATCGCTGCACTGGCTGGCCAGCCAGTAGCCTGCCGAGGCCGCCAACGGATGCACCAAGCCATGCACCGGCTTGACCGAGACTGCCGCGCGAACCGCCTGCACTGCGGCCTGAATGCCCATCACTGAGCCGCCCGGCGTGTCAAACAACATCACCGTGGCCTGCACCTCATCGCTGGCAGTGACTGCCGCCATGGTTTCTGCCAACCCGTGATAGGTGGCCCAGCCCAGATAGCGCTCCAGCATGGCAGAATTTGGTGTCAACACGCCCCGCACCGGCACAAAGGCCACCCCACGATGCACCGCAAACCGCTGACCGCGTTCAAACTGGATTGCCTCACCATCCAGGGCCGAGATCTCGATCGGCGCCACAGCTTCATCCCCGGGCAGATCCATGGCCAGCATAGGCAAGCCATGCTCGGCAATCGCCAGCGGTGCCGCGCCAACCAGCGCCGCAATTGTGGTCTCTGTCATTGCTCTTTTCCTTTTGGTTTCGGCGCGTCCTCGCGGGTCATGTTGGGCGCAGGGTTCATAGTGTTGCCATCCGCAGTGGGCGGCAGACCAACCTTTTGACGCCCCTCATTTGGGGTATAGATCGGCCCGCCAACCGCCTTGGTAACGGCCTCGATCTGGTTTTTGATCGTGGGCTGCAACAGCGCACCGAAGTCATGGCGCAGGAACATCCCGCTCTCACGCTCCCCCCGCGTCAGCACCGACATGGCCAGCGCTTCCTCTGCCAGACCCGACCAATGCAGCAGACAATCCGTCAGATAGTCGATCGCCTGCTGCTCGCCATTTGCCTTCACGCCGTTTTCCAGCATCTGCAATTTGCTCGGTGGCATTCGGTAGATCGCGGCCAGTTGCTCGCGGTCAAACTTGCGGCTGGCCAGTAGCTCCTGATCTGCCGCAGTCAGATCCAGGCTCTTGATATCGTCATCTGGTCCCAGCACCGGAATGCCATCCGAGTTGGGATTGGTGATGTGGTTTTTCAGACGGCGGGCATTGCGCGTCCGCGCCTCATCATCTTCATAGCTTTCGCCAAGTTTCAGAAAGGCCTTGGCATGGGCGCCAGAAACAGACCGCCCCGCCGCCTCTTGCCCCGCAAAGGCCAGCCCAACGCTTTCAGAGGCAACCTGCAAAGGCGAGCGCCCCGTCCAGCCGTCCAGCGCCAGATAGCGCAGATGCACCATTGACCGGCTGGCCACGCGCCGCTGCACACCAGCCCCATCGGTAAAATCGTAAAACCGAGACCGGCCAGAGCGCAGTATGGTGCAGCTGTCCTGATTGATCACCTCGATCAGCTCCAGCTCGCCGCCGCCATCGCGCGGGCCGTAAGCGTAGCTATTGCCACGCAGTGCCCAGGCGTAGATCAGGCCCAGGCGCATCACCTTGGCCGGCACCCCGTCCGAAGCCTCGACATTCAGCAGATAGGCCGCCGGATGATCCCGCACCCGCACCTCTTGCCCATCGCCTTTGCGCTGCCAGATTTTAAGGGGCACCTTGGACAGATCACCGGCGATATTGTTGCAGCAGGCAAACACCGTCGCATGCTGTTCACCCCGCTGGGACGAGATGCGCGGCAGATGCTTGGCCAACCGCCCACCAGATCCGCCCCAACCGATATCGGACAGCCAAGGCTCTGGCGTCATACTGCCAGAGCTAGCAGCCTCGGCAGAGATCACAGGCGGCTCTACCCGCTGCACAACAGTCTCATCTGAACCGCGCGAAAGATCCCAACCAAAGAATTTCATACTACCTCGACTTCCCGCGCTTTGCGTTTCTGTTCGCCCGCCTCGGCGCGCCCCAGCGCCATGATCGCAGCCACCGCCGCATCGATCCGGCCCGATGATTTCTTTTTGTTTGGCTTCACATTCTCCGAGGCATCCTCATCCCGGTGAACATTGCCAACCTGCCAAGCCAGCATTGGATTGCCGCCGTGACGGATCCTGTTTTCCATGACCTTCTCTTCAAACCGCTTCATCGGGTTTGACATGGACTGATAGCCCTGCCGGTGTTCCACCATCGGGAACCGGCGCTTGTCCAGCTTGTCGGCCAGGTACTTCATGCCCCAGGGATCATAGGCCACCTCTTGCAGGTCAAAGTGCTGGCGGATCCATTCCAGCCGCGTGGCCAACTCATCCTCATCAATGGTGCCCCCCTTGTGGACCTCCAGCCAGCCCTGATCGCGCCAGCCGACATATTCCCGCTTTTCCGACTGCGCCCGCTGGATAAACCCCTTGGGCCCCTCCGGCAGGAAGGTGAAGGCAACCAGGTAGATCAGCCCGTCCACCGGGACCGCGATCACAATCGCCGTAGTGTCGATCTTGTTTGATAGATCCAACCCAACCCAGGCCTTGCGGCCAAATAGGCTTTCAATGTCAAACGGCGCGCTGGCCATGCCCTTGTCCCAGATATCCCGCGCAATCCAGGTCTCTGCCCCTTCAGTCCAGAGGTTCAAATGAAAGCGCTTGAAGTTGGGCATGCGCCCTGCGATCGCCAGCGCCTTTTTCAGCGTGGACTGCATCGCATCAATCTTTTTACTCACCCCCAGATTGGGATTGCCCATGGCCCAGAACTGCGGATCCGCCGGATCACAATCTGCGGGCGGCTCTGCGATGTAGCCAAAAAAGGCATCATCCTCGACGCCGCCGCGCAGTACACTTTCACCATAGTCGCGCAGCTCACCGCAGAGCGATGCGCGGTCCTGCCCCGCCGTGGTGATCACCCAATCGATCGGCTGCGCACGTGCGATCATGCTCTCAACAATCGTGTCCGCCAGTTCGCGATCGGTCCAGCGGTGCATTTCGTCGCGCGCCAGAAAGCTGGGGTTAATCCCATCCGAGGAATCACCGTCCCGGCTCAGACAAGCAATCAGCCCGTCTGTTTGGTTCGTCTCGATCGCGGTGCGCGAGACATCCATGAATTCACGCAGAAGCGGCGATCGCTTGATCATCCGCTTCATCTCTTTGAACAGCAGCCCCGCCTGGTTCTTTGTGGTCGCGGCGCAGTATCCCTGCGGCGCGGCCTCACCATCAAACAACTGCGTGTAGAGCATCGGCACCGCAGTATCGGTGGTTTTGCCGTTCTTCTTGCCCACCTGGTGATAGGTCGACTGGAACCGGCGCAGGCCAGTTTCTGATCGCTTCCAACCAAAGACAGACCCATGGCGGAACTCCTGCCAAGGCTCCAGCTTCAACGGCTGGCCTGCCATCGGCCCCGTGGTGTGCTGCAGCATGCCACCCCAGTTGATAATCCGGCTGGCTGCCTGACAGTCAAAGTACAACCCGCGATCAGCGCCGGTTTCCAGGTCCATCAGGTGGCGCTCGCAGGCCATCCGCACCAGATCGCCCGCAACCAGATCCCCCTCAACAACCCCCAGCGCATAGCGGCTGACAGGGTGGTCAATCGGTTCCATTGGTTCCAGTAGGTTTATTCAGCTGCGCCATTACTTGATGAAACAACTCGCCTTGGCTTCCAGCCCCCAGCCGCGCCTCATCCACTGGGCTCAAACCAAACAGAGCAGCCTCTCTCCGCATCGTGTTTGCTGCCGTTTCCTGCAATGTCAGCGCTGGATGCTTGCGCTTTTGATTGCCGTTGCGCCCCTTGCCAGTGTCATAAAACTGGCCTTCCATCGCCACCGTATTGGTAGAGGAAATGAAATTTGACACCGCCACGCAGTAGCTCGCAAACTGATATTTGAAGAGCAGTTCCATCCGTTCTTTCTTCACCAGTTCCGGCACCAGCTCATCCCAGACATCACGGGCGAGATCATCCATGAAGTCCGGCGCCGCCGGTATTTCTCTTTGGATATCCCCCTTCATGGGGATGACATTTTGCAGATCCGGCTTGCGTCCCTTCATTTCTCATCCCTCCTCTCAAAGTGGGTTTTTCTCTCCAATTTCCCGGTCGCGTAAAAAAAGGTTATCCGTCCGGTTTGTATTGTGGGGCCTCAGTTTTGAGATACCCCCCTTATCGGTGGAACACCTCACGCGCGGTCTTGCGGCTGTGACAAGAGTGGCAAAGGCTCTGCCAATTCTTGCGATCCCAAAACAGTTTTCGATCGCCTTTGTGCGGCATGATGTGATCCACATCCGTTGCCGCCTCGACCACGCCCAGCTCATCGCAATCAGCGCAGATCGGATTGGCGCGCAAGTGAACCAGTCGCGCGGCTTTCCATTTCGGATCTGCATACAAACGCCGAGCCGCAATGGCCGCTGGCGAGGTCTGCGCCACCGCGCGCCGCGTCTTCAGCTTTGCCTTGCGCGCAGCCTCGTGCTCTTCGCAATGCGACAGCCCAGGCAATGCGAACTCATCACAACCTGCAGCAACGCAGATCTTTAGTCGCGCCATCGGGTAATCCCAACTCTGTTTGAAAGCCACCAACGCAAAAGCGCCCGCCAGTTTCCCGTGGGCGCTTTTGTAGATGATGCACTATTCATGCTCTGCGGGTGGGTTAAGTGTCAACACCCTTTTTCATTTTGGCCAAATCATATCCCTGCATTCGATCAAGAGCCGAACAGAGAGACAGCCGTAAAGCCTTTGATGCGCCACCATCTTTTGACCATCCATGCGAATGAAGAACCTGAAGAATTGACATGTCACCCAGACAAACCATATCGACCAACCGACGAACATAGATGGCCCGGCGCTTCACCCCACCATTCTTTGATGGCCGGATGCGTCTAACCTCCTTTGCCAGCCCATCGCCAATGCGGCGATGCAAAGCCCGCAATCTCTGGAAGTCCCGAAAGATCGCAGCCTCTCGATCACCACCACCGGCACCGCCGGAATGAACAGCCTCAAGAGACGAACATTTGACGCCCGACGCTGTGACCCGCTCGACCAGCGCCGCATAGTCGCGCGCCGCGCTGATCTGCCCCGGCGTGAACAATGCGCTATAGGCCTGCGGTTCCTGTCCAGCCGAGGCCCGCCTGACCTCTGCCGCCCGATGCGCCTTTAGTGAAGCCCGCTCCATCGCATCGAACGCATCTGCAACCCGTGCCGCATCCCGGCCCGCCTCGCCAGTCTTGACCGAGACAAAGCCGCCACATTCGGTCTGGCGCATCTCGCGCGGCGTGAAGCGCATCATTGGCCCTCGGCCTGGGGCCATCGGTATCTCTGGACCGCATTCAACAGGTACACAGCCTCGCGCCCTGATCTCTGCAATGCGCGCTGCCTCATCCTGCAACCGGGCCACCCCAGCGGAGGTTACAATCACCACCTGCTCATTCATTGCTGCACCTCAATTTCCTGCAGAATTCGGCGGCACCTTTGAGCCGCCTTGCCACGCATCTCTTTCAGCCTCTGGTCTTCTGGCGAGGCAACAAAACCACGGCCCGCCAGTTCCTGCGCCTTGGCAATCCTGCGCCGCGCATCATCAGCCCGCCCCTTAATGGCGGCCAAGTCTGGTGACTTTGGCCATGTCCGGAACTTTCGTATATGCGACAGCAATTCAGGTGCCCAATCTTCTGCCACTGCCTCCTGACCGATCGGCCCGGAAAACACTGCAATCATTAGGGGCGAGGCGGTATCCTCCGGCCTTTGGATCTCCGCCGCCCATGCGAGGATCTTGGCCGCAATCGGAAACCGCGACCCATCCCGGCCACTAGGTCGCACTGCTGCCTGTTCTGCCAAGGCGTCCAGGTTCAATGCCGTCATGTAGGACAACCGCCCACACAGCTCATCGACCATTTCATCGAACTGCCTAACCGTCATTCCCGATGGCCGACGCAGCCCCAATCGCAGCAGAGGATCCACCAGATGCGCCCTGACCCGCTTCTTTGCTTCCTTCAGGTCTGTTGACCCCATAGCCCCGAACCTTTTCTCTGCTCTTTCCCACTTATCCACAGCCGAAACCGGCTAATTGCGTCACGCCAACGGTTATCTTTTCATTATCATTTTCTTCTCTTCTCCTTTCAGAACCGCGTTTTTTGGAAGAAAAAAAACTTCCAAAATCTTCCGGCGGAATTCCGTTTTCTTCCGGCGGAAGATTTCTGGAATAAAATCACTCACGCGCGGACAAGGCATTCAGCGCCTCCTTTACCCGCGTCACCGTGCAACTGCCGCCAGGATACTCGCCCTCTATCCAACCACTGATCTGCTCAACCATAGACTGGCTCTCTGCAAACCGGGCACCGCCTGGAATATCGCGCACAAGGATCTTTCGGATGCTGGCAAAGCGTTTGCGTTCGCGATCATTGGCATTGGCGGCCGCATTGCGTTTTTTGGAATTGACCGCCTTCAGAGCGATTTCGGTCACCACGGGGTGATGCAGCCGCTGAACCCCATCACACAGGCATGGTGCCCAATTGTGCAGCGGGCCGACTTCGCGCTTGCACAGCCCATCAAATACTTCCTGCGATAGCCCGACCAGCTTTGCCAGCAGCTTGGGATTGGTTGGCAACGTGCCGACCGGGGATTGCGTTTGGGCAAGGCAGATTAGATCAAGGAAAACTGACCGAACCTCAAGGTCAGCCAGCAGCCGCGTGTCGCTTGTCAACCAGCGCTGATAGTGAAATTCAACAAAGTAGTGGCTTTCCAGCCTCTCACCCGCCTCAATCGGATATACTGGAAACTCGCAAGCATCGACCGGCTGCAAATGATTGGCCTGGATATTCATCCGCGCGCCCTCGCCATGGCCCGCTCGCCAACCGCCTTCTGAACCTTGGACAAGCGCCCCTCAAAGCCCGTCAACTGTGCACTAATGTCTGAGGCCTGCTGCGATACTTCAGCCAGTTTCGACACAAGATCCGCAACGCGCCCGGCCAAATCGTCATAGCCACTCTGCAAGGCAGCGATTTCGTCATTCCCGCCCGCCGCACCAAAGAATTCCTCGCGGATGGCCGAAACCCAGCCTGGCAGAACATTCAAAACCGTTGCGATCGTCTCATCGGTTTCATGACCAGAATAGCGCTCGGCCTCAACGTCATACGAGACCTCAAGCAATCCCATGATCTCGCGCCGTTGCGCTCGCGTAGGCTGCCTCATCAGAGCATCAGATGCCGGTGCCACAGGGACCGGTTTAGGTTTCCTTGCCGCCATTTTTTGTGCCTTCCTCTTCGCCCTGCAGGCAGGGCATCGCTCGGATTTTCCGGCAACTTCCCACCCCATCTGTTGAATTTTCTTGCGAGCCTTGCCCTCATCCCCTCGCGGGTTGGCAAAAACCTCATCCCGTTCACAGTCATCGCAGATGGCTTTCATGCGCGGCTGGCCCTGCGAGCCGAGCGAAGTAGAAACATCAAGTAACGACATTTATCGATCCGCCCTCAGATCCTACAGCACCGCGCTCTTTTGCCAATTTCATGACTGCCAGAAGGATTTTATGCTTTGCCTCGACCCGATTATACTTGAAGGCCCTGAACACATATTGGTGCCCAAATCCCAGCTCCAAACTTGCCGAACGCATAGAAGGCCAACTCAATCCACCGACAGAAAATGGCTTACCCTTCTTCCTTTTAGGACTAGGCAAACCAACCTTATCGATCCGCCCATGGTGCAGGGCATTATGAATTGCAGATCGTGTAACCCCGAGAACCTCTGCGGCTTCGGATGAGTTTTTATAAACGGTACCTCGAACTGAAATCGGCATTCGCCACCCTGCCGCGCAGCCAAGCCCAACGGTATCAAGGCGCTCCAATTTGATCGCTCGACAGATAGTGCCCTCAGTCAAGGAAAGAGCTTTCGCTGCCATCTGAACCGTCGGGTATGTCTCACCACGAATTACAATGTTTTGGTACTTCCGCGAACCCATCACACACAGCCCTCCACCAGATAGACCGGTTTGACAGACGCCAGCGCCAGGCAAACAGCAGCCCAAACATCGGGGGCCTCTTGCCAGCCGACAGCAGGGGGAACCACCACACATGCACTAACCCGGACAGCAGGCGCAGGCTGAGCGGCCTTGAGCCCACCCCAACCGGCCAGAAACGCTGGCGAAATCGCCATGACCCCGGCGGTGGCGAGGTCTTGCATCCATGCGCCGGCACAATCCGCGCCCAGCACCGGGCCACCCTCTGAATAGCTATAGGGCGTTGCCAAACAGGCCAGTTGATCCTTTTCGCGCGCCGCTATGTCCGCCAACGGCACCCCCTCATGCAGGCAAGGCATGCGCTGCCAATGCCACCGCAACCATGTCCAATCTGGCTGCGCAGGAAACTGGAGCCGCTGCGTCGAGAGAGGAACGGGGAGCGCGGTCATTCGGCTGCAACCCGCATCGCTTCATCGCGGCGCCTTTGATTTTGCTTGTGAGTGACCATATCCAGATGATCCGGGTTCACACAGCGCCGGTTGCGGCACCTGTGATCGATCTGCTTTTTGCCAGGAATGAAGCCATTGGCGTTGGTGAACATCACCCGATGCACCGCTACGGTCTGACCATCCAAACACATGCGAGCATAGTCGCCACCGCGCCCATTGCCCGAGGTTGGACCAGCCCATTCCCAACAATGGCTTTGCAGGCTTTCGCACCAAACCTCATTGATGCGCGCCTTGACTTTGGCCTCAATTTCAGCCCGGCGATCACCCATGAAACACCCCCAAAAAAGCGGGGCGCGCGGCACAATTCGCGCCAACACGCCCCAAGTTTGACAGGGAGGGATTGGGGGCCACTTGCAGGCATGCCTGCCCCCGGTCGGCAGAGGTGACGGATGGCACTCCGCCGCCTGCAGTGCCTCTGAGTGCTGCCTTGACAACCTCAACCAAAACGGCAGAGTTTTCCGCCAAAGCACAATCTAAGGAATTTTTATGAAACCCATTTTTGTAGCCCTCGCGGCCATCACACTCACGTCTGCCTGCGCAGGCATTCCCACGATAACGCACACCGAGCGATTGACGCTCTCGAACACCCAGATCAACACAATCAAGCAAACTGCCGCTCGCGGCCTGAAAGACCCAGATTCCGCCAAGTTCCGAAATATCCGAAAACTGAAGAACAGCTACTCCGACGGAACAGCGGCCACACTCGTTTGCGGTGAAGTCAATGCCAAGAACTCTTACGGCGCCTATGTCGGATACATGAACTTCCGGGGCGGAATGACCGGAGATCGATTCCGGCTGGATGCCATGGCTACACCGAGCACAAACCAATATTTTTCGCTGACCTGCGGGTATTGAGCAAAGAGGCCATTGCCCCCGCTCACCATTGACATGAGCGACGGAAAACCCACCCCTATTTTTTTCGGTGCCGCTCATGCCGCCTGCCCCAGCTGCGCACCAAAGAAACCGGGCGCGGCGGGGTCTGTCAGCATGACCAGCAGCGCGATATGGCTGGCGGGGGCGGTGACTGCGCCCCACCAATTCAGCGCGGTTTGAAAACTGACATCGCAGAACAGCGCCACCTCGCGCGGGCTGTTGAACCGGGCGCGAAAATAACTGGACCATAGATCCGGCGCGCTGGCCTTTAGGGCGTAGGGGTCAAACTGATTTGACCAAGAGCTTTGAGAGCCGACCGCGCTAGGGTCAGCGCATGGAATATCATTGTTTACAATCAGGGTCAGACGGGGCCGTTTCGTGGGGCGGCTCATGCGGCGTCCTCCGCTTGGTCAGCAGCGGGCGGGTTCGCCTTCATATAGTCTTTCAGGCGATCAGCGGTGCGCAGCGTGGGGGTGCCGTCTCCGCTTTCCCATTTCGCCCAGGTGCCGCCACCGCCGACCCCAGCCTTCTGGATGACGGTCGACGGGGATATCCCGAACTGCGCCGCATAGGCGCGCACATTGGCCATGAACTGTTCCATGGCTCACTGGTAGTAGTTTTTGTCTACATCCGTCAACAAACAATACGAAGGAAGTCGTATTATTCTAACGATAGAATGCAGTCATGAAGGACCATGAGATCATCGAACCATTCCTGATCCGACTGAAACAGCGGATCGACAGTGACCCAGAAATCACTGCTGCATCCCTGTCCGTAAAGGCAGGTCTAAGCAATGCTGCGATACGCCACTGGCTAAACGGTGATAGCAAGAGCCCCACGCTGGAATCAGCGCGCAAGGTCTGCGCCGCCCTAGGGACGACGCTGGAAGAATTTATGAGCGAGGCCACAAACCCCGTAGAGCGAGAGATCGCTCACCTAGCACTGCAACTACCCGATCACCTGCTGAAAGAGCTGCTAGGCTACGGGCGAGGTCTCGCTGCTGCTGCGGATCAGTCTCAGCCAAAAGGCGCCGAAGAAAATGAATAAGCATCTGATCTGTCACGTTTAAATTTCCTTTATTCTCCACCCTCCCGGCACAATACTTAAAATTGTCTCATCTTGACATTATACGTCATAAGGGTGTGCCGTGAACTGAACTCGCGCCATTTTCTAAACCGTTGCAGGGCTGCGTTCGGAACCACAAAACAAGGAGAACCCATTTGAATCAGACATTTACCACCGCTCGCGCGCTCGCCGCTATCATTGAGGTGATAGGGTGGCTGATCGTCACCCTCGCCATAGGTGGCGCCGCCCTCATGCTAAATACAGGCAACAGCCCGCCCGGAGCATCCACGCTCGTAGTTCTGATGTCCGGCGCCGCCGGGGCAGCTATTGGATTAGGCCTAGTCCTGGCTGCGCAACTTGTTCAGGCTCAGGTAGCCACCGCAATCAACACCAGCCAGATCCTGGAACACGTCGCCAATTTGAAAACCCAAACGGGACACCCCCCGATGGAACCGCCGATCTCCGCACCGAATCACACGCCGCTGACTGCTCGCCCAGAACCATACGCGGCAAAGCCGCAGGCAGAAGGCCGCTTTCTGCGCATGGTCAAAGGCTACGAACTGCACAAATATTCTGATGGAATATCGGTCGACGGCGAAGGCAGATACCCGACAATTTTGGCCGCTGAAAAACGCGCCGCCGAACTGGCCGCTGGCGAATAACCCCTTACCGCAAACACACACCGAACCATCCGAACCCCGCCCAGTGCGGGGTTTTCGATTCTCGGGTAATAGTAGTTTTTGTCTAAAAGGTATTGACGTAGTAGTTTTTGTCTATACATTCCCCCTCATCAACCGATGGAGGATTGAATGCAAGATAAATCAAATACCGTGCTGCGCGACGCCCAGCAGATTGCCGGATCGCCCGAAGATCACATTGATGATCCGAACCTGTTCACCACCGCCTGGGCGGCAATGAAGGCCGCGCGCGGGCAGGGCTTTGACCCACAGCGCCTGCGGCCGCAGCATCTGATCGACCGGCCCAAACCCGCGCCGGAACCAATCGACCAGACCCTGATCCGGGTGGGCGAAACCGTGCGCTGCTACGCCCAAAAACAGGGATACCGGGTTCAGCGCCGCCATGCCGCGTGATCTGAAACCACCCCGCCCCGGCGCCCGCCCCATCATCCGGCATGGCACCCTGCAGCCCGCATCACAGCGGGCACCACCCCCGCCCCACTAACAACACCAGACCTGCGACCAGGAGGACATCGCAGGTCTTGTTTCACCGGAACACCGCGCACTTCTCCTTTTGATGCGCGGGATAGTGCGGGCGGTTTCAGTCCTCCTCCAAAGAACCCACCGCCCGCACGACACCCCCAACCTGCTGAGGTCAGACCATGCCCCCACATAGCCTTGCCGCAGCCGCGGCTGAAATCGCCACCCAGCAGGGGCTTTGCAAAATTCTGAAATTTCAGGATCTCGGCGGCACCCTAACCCCGCCCAGCGATGATCCGCAGGACTGGTGGGAACCGGAAAACCTGACCCACCGCGCCGGATTGAACGGCATCATGGCGAGCGCCGACAACTTCTTTGACGCCATCACCGCCTGGACCAAAGCCGCCCATCAGGCCAGCGCCCGCAATCGCCGCGCCACAGATGGTCGCCCAGATTGCCCCTACAACGGCCAGGGTCTCGCCCCCGGCGCAACCCCCAACCCAGCAGCGTGAGCGCTGCACAGGGGCGCGGCAAGCCCACCACTCACGAACAACAGTCGCGCCCCATCCAGACAACAGGAGGCACCCATGCAGCAGATCACCCAGGACAAGGCCCCCATGCGCGCCGCCATGCTGGCCAATGACGTGGCCTTTCAGCGCTACGCCGCCACCCGCAACGGCTTCCCCGGCCACCAGTTCAGCCCCACCGCTGCCACCGAACATCTGCGCACGGTCTGCGGTGTCTTCAGCCGCCGCAATCTGGCAACTGACGCCGCAGCCTTTAAGCGGTTTCAAGAAATGCACACGAACTTTCTGCTTTGGTCGGGTCGCCTGCAAGCCCCTAGAGAAGCTGGATAAATGGCAATGAAACACGTCTCAGAGGCTCAAATAAGGGTACTAGCAGCAGGTATACAAGATTTGCCAACCCCGGCGGAATTGGAAGAGCCATTTGGCCTCGGCGCCCCATGGACCCACCACGCCAACCAGAAAGAGCTGGAAGAGCTGGCAAAGCTGCACAACCGGATCATCCGCAAACAAAAGGCCCTAATCCTGCTGGTCGAAAACCGCGCCACCATCAGACGCCGCTGCATCAAACGCATGCGCCGCGAAGCTGGCAAAGCCTGACCGAAACCGCACCCGCGCGCAAATCGGTTGTCTCCTTGCTGATCTTGCGTTGGTCGAAGCTCCCTCGCCGGTGGGGAGCGAGGCGAAACACCGGCACCTAACCCAACCCCTTTGATGGAGAGACCTATGACATACGAAGACGCTAAAACGAGTTGCCATGTTCGGTCAGCAATTTACCGCACGTCGAACCCGTCAGTGAAATACAACAAGAACCATCCAACGCCGTTTGATGATCGCGTACCTGACACCGACAAATCGGCGACCGATTGGGCGGAGTACGACCCACGTGACGCGGCATATGAGGCCATGGCATGAGCCAGCCATCCCGCGACAGCCAACTTGCTCTTGAGGCCGCGAAACTGATCCTCGACGGGCGCGACCCTGTGAAGGATCGAGCTCAGGTTTTGATCACCCTCGACCACACCATCGCCACGCTTCTGCTGGTCGCAATGGGCCGCGATCCTAAGAAGGCGGTGCAGATGTTCAACGAGGGGACAGTCCCGCACGTTGAAGAGCGCATAATGCTCTTCGCATCCAAGTCCAACTAACCCCGAAACCCTACCCCTAAATGGAGAAACCCAATGCCCCCAATCATCCCAAAACCGTTTGAGCCAGTTGGCGCCGGAAAATCTGGCTTCACAATCTCAGTGGTCGACGCCAAGCATGGCCAGCATATCCGAATTGGCATCTCGCAGGTTGCGCAAAAGAGCCACTTCGGCGGGACACTGAGCCCGGAGAAGGACACCCTGAAATTGGTGATGAACAGCGATCAGGGAAAGAACCACATCCTTGCACTAGAGCTGGCAGAGATTGGCGACCCTCAAGCATTCACTCTGGCCTCAAGCATAAAGGACAGCGTGAGCATCAAACTTCAACCATGGGGACCACTGGCGAAAGGCAAACGCCCAGCAACGGAAATGGTGGTGATCGGAGGCAAATCGCCCAGCACTGTCCACTTGAAGTTGCCCGAATACGCCCGCCCAGAGGTCAAGAAAATCGGTCAGGGTCAACCACTAATGGGCTGACCTGTGTCAGCCCCTCACCCCACACCACCCAAAGATGGAGACCCACCATGACAATGAAGATTTCCAGCGTCATCAACTGCCTGAAAGCAGCGATGGAGAAGCACGGCGACCTGCCGCTTTACACCTTCGACAGCGACATCAAGGCGCTTGATATTGCCCCCTGCCGCGACGGTACCCAGCGGACAACTGACGGAGTGCCAGAAAAGCCAAACGAACTCGTTTTGGAATTCGTGCCCTGCGACTAATCCCCGAAACCGCACCCATAAATGGAGAGACCAATGATCGTCACACAAGAATGGACACATGCCCTGACATGCATGCAGCAGACGGTACTTCTAACCGCCATCAGAGGGCCAGATGGCGTTGCCAAGTACCACCCCTCAAAGTTCCTCCTTCGCTGGTATCGGCGCTGCGTCCTCCTTGGCGCCCTGGATCACAACGTCTTTGAGACCCCCTACGATCCTCGCGGCGGTAGCTTTACCGGCCCCAGCTATGAATGGCCTCCAGGGTTGCCCCACGACTGGACCGACAAAATGAACAGCGTAGTGGACAACTACCTAAAGTCGCTCGATGAGCTACCGCATCACTTCCAGCTCCACCTCATGCATGCGACCGAGATCATCGGCTACAAACACCCTGACCCCAAGATCCGAGACTGGTGGAACTGGGTATATCTGGAGCTGGTCAAAGACATGCACCTGAGCCCAGAAACCGAGAAAGATCTGGATTTTCGCTTAGGCGATAGCGAGGCCCAGTGGCGCGAAACAAGCAGCAAAGCCACTCAGTCTTAACCCCAAAACCCCACCGAAAAATGGAGATACTCATGAGCGCCCCCCAACCAAATTGGAACCAACTGACACCAGAGCAGCGTGAGAAGTTGTGCAAAGCAGCGGAAGCCTACTGTGAGCCAGGAGGCCCAGAACCGGAGGAAATCGCCTCAGAAATGTTCTACGCCGTGCAGGAATCCACGGCGCAAACTCACTCCGTCCAATGCTATTGGAATGGTGACGACAGAGAATACGGTCACAGTGATCCAAGCGAAATACTTGACGACATTGAATCCGGTGCCGTTGTCGAGATTGAGCATGTCGCAGTGGTCGATGTGACATATGAGGCTCGCCTGCCCGCCGCCGAAGATGCGGAATACGACGACGATTTCAAAGTCTGCGAAAACACCCGTGAAGCTGCCGAGGCAGCAATCACCGCAGAGCAAAGCCGTCGAGCGGCCATCGAAGTCCAGAGCGCATAACTCCAACTCCCCCCGAACCCCCACCCGGTGAGGCACCCCCTCACCGATAAATGGAGAGAACCACTATGCCAGTATCTATGGAGACAGCGCGGGCAATCGCTTTCGCGCACCGCGAAATTGAGACAGCGGAAAAGCTGCTCGAAGATGTCGAGGCGGCGATGGCCAAGTCGTCTTTCGACCAGAAGGACATCCGCGATGCCTTCGGGCGTCGGCAGGATGGCTTGCAACTTGGCGTCCCCTCGGGGTCCGGTCACCGAATCTTCAATGTGCCGTTTGCGATGTCCCGACCGATCATCGAAGCGCACATCGCAAACCAGCGGACCATTGTGCAACTCTACAGCGAAAAGGCCGGCATCGAGGCGATGGGCGACAAAGGCGAAATCATGCCCACCTCTGAGCGGATAGAAACCGCGTCCGAATAATCCAATCACCCTTTGCCGGAGACCAACCATGAACGAAAAAGTGAAACACATTGTCGGCCCAACAATCGCACTGCGCAGCGGCGCATACTTTGACTTTGAAGACCCGGAAAGCAGCGGCTTCACAATTGATGATGTTGCGCACGGGCTTTCACTAATTTGCCGCTTCACCGGCCAGTGCAAGCGGTTCTATTCAGTTGCAGAACATTCCGTACATGCCAGCTATAACGTCCCGGCTGGTTTTGAAATGGAAGCGCTCTTGCACGACGCACCGGAAGCCTTTGTTGGCGACATCTCCAAGCCGCTCAAAACCCTGCTACCAGACTACAAGGTTATTGAAGAGCGCGCAGAGATCGCAGTCCTTGGCCGGTTCGGCATCACCCCACCACTGTCACCGCAAGTCAAATTGACGGATCTCAAAATGTTACGCGCTGAGCAAGTCCAAGCGATGGGCAATCAAGACGTTTGGCCGCTGGTCGCAGAACTCAACGCCACCGACATTACCCTTGAATTCTGGCAGCCAGAGGAAGCCAAGCGGCGCTTCCTTGAGCGCTTTTCTCAGCTCTCCAAATAACCGGGTGTAACAGCTGTTACACCCCGAAACCTCACCCAAAAATGGAGAGACCCATGCAACGCCTAAGCGACGATCTATTTCCGTTTCACCAAGAAGAAGAGGACGGAGTGAGGATTGGCGGGTGTATGAATGACCTACTGGATGCAATCGAAACATGGTTCCACGCCCAACAGTCGGCCTCGCCAATCACAGTCGGCATGGCTGCTAAGACGTTCAACGTCTCGCCCCAACTCGTATGGGATGGCTTCCAATGGCGGGGCAACCCCTTCTTTTGGGTCAGCGACGAAGACAAGCCGTTGGAAGAATGTCACTTCGAGATCGATGGCGTCTGATTATTCCAATTCCCCCCGAAACCTCAACCCAAAGACGGAGCCAACAATGACCCCAACCGACACAGAAACCAAACTTACTGAAGAGCTCAACAAGGCGATGAAAGCACGTTGCCTTGGCCACATCAAGGACGGCGAGTTCGTTGGTGCGCTTGAACTCATCGAGGCTGGAAAAGCAATCGAAAGCGGTGACGCAAAGGCCGCCCAAGAGTGGCTGTCTGATTACACCAACAACTAA